CGAGCACAAGAGCGAAAAGCAAACATTGAGGATCAATTAAACAATTCTAAGTACGGAATTGCGTACATTGATGCTACAGAACAGATCACACAGTTGAATCGTCCGATCGAGAATGCACTATTACCTCAGATCGAAAGTCTAACTAAGACGTTGTATGATCAGTTGAGTATGGACGCTACAATTCTTAACGGAACAGCAACTGCTGACACAATGACGAATTACTACAACCGAGTGGTTACTCCAATAATCAATGCTGTTACTTTGGAGTTTACTAGGAAGTTCCTTACAAGGACTGCAAGGTCTCAGAAGCAAGCCATTATGGCATTCCAAAAACCATTTAGTTATCTTACTGTTACCCAGATTGCTGGACTTGTTGATTCTTTGAGTCGTAATGAGGTCCTAACTGGTAATGAGTTTAGACAAGCACTTGGATTCAAGCCGTCCTCTGAACCATCTGCCGATGAGCTCAGGAACAAGAATCTTATCGACATGAGCCAAGTTCAAAATGGTGGCGATCCGCAGTACTACCAGGATCAGCAGTATCCAGATCAGCAGTATCCAGATCAGCAATACTATCCTGAGGAGGAACAAGACTATGACTACAGTCCTCAGCAGTATTAAAGATTATCTGGCAGTAAACGACACGGACTCATTCGATCAAGAGATTTTAATGTTAGTTCATTCAGCACTTTCTTCGCTTGATCAAATCGGTAAAGTCACTATTCCTAGCGAGATTACAAATTCAACAACATGGGAATCAATTTGCCAAGATAGCAAGTTAAGACCATTTGTTAAGAATTACGTATTCTGCAAGGTTAGATTAATTTTTGATCCTCCATCATCGTCAATCGTTGCTGATGCAATTAACAAGTCAATTGCTGAAAGTGAATGGAGATTTTATTATGGCTCGGAGGTGAAATAATGTATACAAGCTACAATAATGTTTACAATTCATTTCTAGAGCATTCTGGAAAGAAGGGTATGAAGTGGGGAATTCGGAATTCGGTAAAAAAGCTAAAAAATCGAATTAAGAATCCGCACTATTCAAAAGATTACAAACAGACTAAAAATCTTAGACGTAAGAGTTCTAAATATTTGTCTAATAAACAGCTTAGTGATTTAAATAGACGAATGGAACTCGAACAAAATTACAATAGACTATCGACTACTCCATTGAACCGAGGATTCACAATTGCAAGGAATATCATCGCTATTGGTGGAACAATTGGCGGTTTATATGCGCTGCGAAACCAGAGGTTCGTCAAAGATGGAGTTAATTTAGTAAATGGCATTATTTCAAAGAATAGGAAGTAGACATGAAAAAACTATTTAAGCTATTTTCTGTGATTACGCTCTTAGCGTTTATTGTTTTTTCTTTCCTATACTTTACTAGGAATGATCTATTTAATAATACCACTCTATATTGTGTTGTATGCCTATTCTACGTCATTAATTGCGTAACTATGATTAGTTTAATGAATAGTTATCCAATTGTGGGTGGAGCTCTAATTGTGTCTAACGATGAAGAGCCATATAGATTTGAATTCAATGCCCTACTTTCGGAATTAGAAAATGAGAAATCATTCATTATAGAGATTGATAGAGGTAAATAATGTACACTGATTACAATAATCTCTATTCCTCATATTTATCACATTCTGGAAAGAAAGGAATGAAATGGGGAATTAGGAATAAAAAAAAAAAACAATTAAATAAATTTGAAAATAAAAAAGTAAATATCAGTGACGATAAAAAGAAAAAGCAACAAGATAAACTACTAAAATTATATAAACAGAGAAAAGAGGCAAACTGGTATGCTGCAAATGCACTTATAGCTGCGGCAATCACTGTACCTATTGGGGCATTAATGACAACCTCATATAACAATACTATCGCGAAGGCTGGTGAGGCATTAATTACAAGTTCTGGGCTTGCCGCGGCAACGGCTGGCGCTTACGCCGGACAATCAATCAATCTAAAAAATGAGCAAAAACGCCTACAAGCGAGATATGGTCACAGCCTCGACGAATCTAATATGAAATATCATCCACTAAAAGGAACTATTAGTTATGGAACGAAAGGAAAACAATGACACTAACAAACAAAGTATATGACACTCTTCAGTGGGTATGTCGTATTCTTATTCCAGCATTCATTACCCTTTACATCGCCGTAAACGGAGTTCTTATCTCTAATGGACTTACTGGTCTGCCATATCCAGAAGTTGTAACCGGAATTGTTGCTGCCGTAAATGTATTTATTGGCGCACTGATGGCTAAGTCCTCTTCTGATTTTAAGAATTCCGAAGCCGTGGATACTCAGTAATGTATAGCGACTACAATGATCTCTACACTTCTTCCTTATATCATTCCGGTATAAAAGGCATGAAGTGGGGTGTCCGGCGTAAAGCAAAAAAGATGCAAAAGAGTACACTAAAGCTAAATCTTTTTATGGCGAAGGTGCTGGAACTCGTAGAAAATTGATCAAACAAAAAGTCGAGTATAACTCTAAGCATATTCCTGGCTATAAGGAAGCATTTGACCACTAGAAGAATATATTCATGCTAGAGACGCACGAATGAAGAATCTTGGAGGACGTGCTCTCTCTTTTGCTGCTGGATATTGGAAAAGCGATCAAGGTAGATATTACCAGCATAGAGCAAAGGGCAGGAGTGTCGTTAACGCAGCAGCTAGAGTTTATGTAAGAAAAGCTTTAATCGGAGCAGCGGCTGGCATGGCAATGTCCATTGGATACAATAAGGTGATGGGCAATATTTAGGAAAGAAGATTCTATGAACTACGATTTTTCTGGTTGGGCTACCAGGAATGATCTTAAATGTTCTGACGGACGAATCATTCGTTCCGGAGCGTTTAAAGATTGCGACGGTAAACAAGTGCCGTTGGTCTGGCAGCACCAGCACAATGGTGTCGAGAATGTTCTTGGACATGCTATCCTAGAGAATCGACCAGAGGGTGTTTATACTTATGCAGTATTTAACAACACCGAGTCTGGTAAGATGGCAAAAGAAGCTGTCCAGAACGGTGACATTAAGCAACTATCAATTTACGCAAACAAGCTAAAGCAGAATGGCTCTAATGTAATGCATGGAGTTATTAGAGAAGTTAGCTTGGTTCTTGCTGGGGCAAATCCCGGCGCAATGATCGACACTGTTATCGCTCACAGTGATGACGGTTCAGAAGAAGCAGTAATCTATACAGATACTGATATCGAATTGTATCATGCAGCTACCAAAAAGGATGAAGATACAGATGAGACTGATCCTGAAGTAGTTGAAGATAATCAAAATGGAAGTGTTGACGAAAGGACACAAAACATGGATCCACAGAATGCACAGGCACAGGCTCCACAGGGTCAGGCTCCAGTACAGGGCGACAAGACCATTCAGGATGTTATCGATGAGATGACTGATGAGCAGAAGGACGTATTGTATTATCTCGTAGGTATGGCAGCACAGCAGGGTGAGGCTACAGGCGAGGAAGATGTAGAGGATGAAGATATGAAGCACAATTTGTTCGATGCTGAGGGTGATTACCTCGCACACTCTGCTGAGGATATGGAAGAGGTACTGCGCGACGCAAAGCGCTATGGCTCCCTTAAGGAGTCTGCACTCCAGCACGGTATGGAGGACATCACTCTTGGCGATGCTCTTCAGCACAGCATCACTGATGTTGGTTTCTTGTTCCCAGATGCTAAGACTATCGGCGCAGAGCCAGAGTTTATTTCCCGCAAGATGGATTGGGTCGAGGATGTCATGAATGGCGTTTCTCGTACTCCTTTCTCGTGTTAAGTCTGTCTTTGCAAACATCACTGAGGATGAGGCAAGGGCTAAGGGCTACATCACTGGTAAGGAGAAGAAGGAAGAGGTATTCAAGCTTCTTAAGCGTACCACTGACCCACAGACCATTTATAAGAAGCAGAAGATGGACCGTGACAACATGGTCGACATTACTTCTTTCGACGTTGTTGCTTGGCTCAAGAAGGAAATGCGCATGATGCTCAACGAGGAGCTTGCTGGCGCTATTCTTTGTGGCGACGGTCGTACTTCAACCGATGACGATCATATTTCTCACGATCACATCCGCCCAATTTGGCAGGACCAGAATCTCTACACTACTAACGTTGCTGTAACAGTCAAGTCTGCCGAGAAGGACGACGAGAACAAGGTATACGGTAAGATGATCAAGGCAATCATCAAGGCTCGTAAGAATTATCGCGGTTCAGGTAACCCAGTATTCTACACCACCGAGGATGTTCTCACTGGTATGCTTCTTATTACTGATTCTACTGGTCGTGACATTTACGAGTCTCCAGAGAAGCTTGCTCAGAAGCTGCGCGTTTCTAAGATCGTTACCGTTCCTGTTTTTGAGAGCAAGACTCGTGTCGGTTCCGATTCTAAGCGTTATCAGCTTCAGGGTATCATCGTAAACCTCAAGGACTACAATGTTGGTGCTGACAACGGTGGCGCTGTAACTCTGTTTGACGACTTCGACATCGACTACAATGCTCAGAAGTACCTCATTGAGACTCGTTGCTCTGGTGCTCTTGTTAAGCCATACTCTGCTATCTCCGTTGAGATGACACTCGAGGCTTAGTATTTCTATGGATGAGTTCTCTTATCTATAGAAGATAGGAGAAATTCAAAATGGGAAAGTTTTATGGCAATATTGGTTTCGCAACAACAGAAGAAACTCAACCAGGAATTTATGAAGAAGTAATTTCCGAAATACGCTACAGGGGCGACCTTCAAAAGATCTATAGACGATCCGACGGGGGCGCTCCTGTAGATAATATTACTCTTCAAAATCAAATCAGCATTATTGCCGATGCATTTATTAACGATAATTTCATGAACATTCGTTATGTCGAGTATGCTGGTTGTAAATGGAAGATTACTTCTGTTGAAGTTGCAACTCCAAGGATTATTTTGTCGATTGGGGGTAGGTATAATGCAAACTCTTACGGACAATAGACTCGACTTCCATAAAAAGTTGGAATTTGTTTGGGATGAGACATTCCTAACAGGAAAAATCTACTTTCAACCGCCATCAAACATAAAACTAGAGTATCCATGTATGGTTTATGAACCTAGCGGTATTGAAAATCGTAATGCCGATAACGAGCCATACAGACGTAATTTCAGATATTCGGTCAAGGTGATTAGCAAGTCTCCTTTACACCCAGTAATCGATAGACTTCTAGATTTTAAGTATGCTACTTATGATCGTCACTATGTTGCCGATGGCCTGAATCATGACGTATTTACTATTTACAATTAGATTGGACATTATAGATGGGTAAACAAATTAGTTGGGACGAGACTGGTTCTCGTTGGTTTGAGAATGGCTGCGATCGCGGTGTTCTCTATGTTCAGGGTGATACCGGCAATTATCCTAAGGGTGTTGCTTGGAACGGTCTGACTAAGGTTACCGAGGCTCCTGAGGGTGCTGCTGCAAATAACCTTTATGCGGACAATATTAAGTATGCTTCTCTTCGTTCTGCTGAGTCTTTCAAGGCAACCATTGAGGCTTATACTTATCCCGATGAGTTTGGCGAGTGCGATGGCTCTGTTGAGGTAGCAAAGGGCATCAAGGCCGGTCAGCAGACTCGTAAGGCATTTGGTTTCTCTTATCGTACTAATATTGGTAACGATACTGGTACAACTTCCGACGATGGTTACTACATTCACCTTGTTTATGGCGCTACAGCAGCTCCATCTTCTCGTAACTACGAGACTGTTAACAATTCTCCATCAGCAATTACTTTCTCTTGGAGTGTTGAGACCACACCAGTTAACGTTAAGGGCATTAAGCCAACCTCAACTCTGACTATCGATTCTCGTAAGGTCAGCAAAGAGAATCTCAAGAAGATCGAGGATAAGCTCTATGGTACTGAGACCACAGATCCTATTCTTCCACTTCCTGACGAGATTGTTACTCTTGTCGGCGGTACACCAGGTACGCCAATTCACGGTTAAGATAAGCTATTAAATTGATAAGGAGTTAACTCATGTACAAGAAGACTATTGAGTGCACTGACTTTGATGGTAATAAGATCAAGGACGATTACTATTTCAATTTCACAAAAGCTGAGATTTTGGAGTTTGATAACTCTGAGGTCGGTGGTATGGAACAGTATATCGAGCGTATCCAGAAAGAGAAAGACAACACTAAGCTGTTTAAGCTCTTCAAGGATCTTATTCTTAAGGCTTACGGCGAGAAGTCTCAGGATGGCCGTAGGTTCATCAAGTCTGAAGAAAAAGCAATCGAGTTCTCTCAGACTGAGGCATACTCGGAGCTTGTTATGGAACTAGTTTCTGATGCAGACGCGGCGGCCGAGTTCGTCAATAGCGTATGTGCTAGCGTACTTAAGGACCAGAAGCTTAATCCTGTATCTAGGTAAGGAGGGATGTTAGAGAGTGCTTCAAATAACTATTCCAGAAGTCGAATTGTACGACGAAGAAAGAGCCGAGTTCTCGTTTAAAAAAGAGATAGTATTATCACTGGAGCACTCTCTCATCTCTATTTCAAAATGGGAGTCAAAGTGGCATAAGCCATTCTTAACTTCCGAAAAAACTGAAGATGAGATATTAGATTACATCATTTGTATGTCTGTTGGAAAAAGAATTACACCAGCAGATCTAGAAGGAATAACTAAAGAAGATCTTGAGGCCATAAATAATTATATTGACGATCCAATGACTGCTACAACATTTTCATCTGGATCTACATCTGGTCAAACAAAGTTTGTAACTTCAGAATTGGTATATTATTGGATGGCTAAAGCAAGTATTCCTTTTGAGTGCGAAAAGTGGCATTTTAATCGGCTTATGACATTGATTAGAGTTTGTATGGAAGAAGACAACACTAAGAAAGAGATGTCACCTGACGAAATAATGCGACAAAATCGAGAATTAAACGAAAGGCGTCGAAGGGAGATGCACACTAATGGATGATACAACTAAGTTTGATATTGCTATTAGTAATATTGAAGATAATCACGAGGGCGCTCCAGACGATTACAAACCCGAGGAAGACGGTCCTAAAGATTTAGGAGATAAGTAATGGGTTTTACAGTTTCAGAATTTATCCAATGCCATGGCTCTAACATGGATTGGGGTCGAGGCGGAAAAAGCGTAAGCTATATTGCCGTTCACTACACCGGCACTAATGCTTCTGGTCATAACAATCTTGTTTATTTTTCTGGTCCAAACCGTAATGCATCCGCACACTATTTTGTAGATAAAGACGGTACAATTTCTCAGAGTGTATCCGAAAGTGATACTGCTTGGGCTGTTGGTAACTATGATCGCAATCAGAGGTCAATCTCTATTGAGTGTGTCTCCGATGGTTCAGCTCCTTTTACGGCGGCTCAGATCGCGTCGCTTCGAGCAATTGTAACTGATCTGATGTATCGATATGGAATTACTGCCGATCGAGTTATTCGTCACTACGATGTAACTGGTAAGCATTGTCCAGCGAATTATGTCGATGATTCTGCTTGGGCTGCTCTAAAGAATCAGATTACATCTACTTACGTTGGAGAGCCAAAGTGGGTCCACAGTCCAAACGGCTGGTGGTATCAGCGTAGTGATGGTTCATATCCTGCGAACGAGTGGATGTGGGTCACTGATGCTTGGTATTGGTTCAACGGTCAAGGATACATGGAGACCGGTTGGCATTGGATTAATGGAAAGTGTTATTATCTTTCTGAATCTGATGACACGATCGGTAAGATGGTAAGCGGAATGCAATCCATTAATGGCGCTAAGTATTTCTTTGCTCCAACTGGTGAATTGCAGTTTGGCTGGATCAAGTACGACGGTCATTGGTACGTTACGGATGACAAATGGGGTATTATTCAAACGAGTCAGTGGTATTTCAAGGATAATACTTGGTATTGGCTTGATAGTGATGGTCATATGGTTACCGGTCATCAGACTATTGACGGAAAGCAATACCTATTTGACGACTCTGGTGCAATGCAGACAGGACTTCGTGAAGTAGAAGGCGATACATATTTGTTCAGTGAGTCTGGTTCAATGGTAACTGACACACTTTACATCAATCCTGATACCAAGAAGCTTTCTGCGTTTGATCATGACGGTAGAATGATTAAGAATCACGTTCTCTCAGTCAACATTGACGAGAACGGAACTGTCACGGGCATCAAGAGTATCGATTAATTCAAAATGGGGGTGAAGCATGATAAGCTTTAAAGAATCTGGAGATTTTAAGAATCTAGAGAAGCTTTTATCTTTTTCTAAAAGAGCAAACATAGAAGCAATTCTTAATAAGTACGGTCAGATTGGAGTAGAAGCCTTATCTGCCGCAACCCCCTCTCGTTCTGGTAAAACTGCAAGTAGCTGGAACTACAAAGTAACAAGAAGTAAAGGAAATTTACAAATAGATTGGTATAACACAAATACTAATAAAGGTGAAAACATAGCGATTCTTATTCAGTACGGTCATGGCACTGGAACTGGCGGTTATGTACATGGCATTGATTATGTTAACCCTGCTATGAAACCGATATTTGATCAATTATCTAGAGATTTATGGATGGAGGTTAATGCTTAATGGCCGAAACTGTCGATAATAAAGTTGTACGTGTACAATTTGACAACCAACAATTTGAGCGAGGGGTTAGGCAAACAACCTTATCTCTTCAGAATCTTAAACAGTCTCTTAAGATGGAAGATTCTAGTAAATCCATCGAAAAAGTAACATCAGCTCTTAAGAATATTAACCTCGATGGTTTGAATAGTGCTCTAGACTCGATCAAGAATCGTTTTAGTGTAACCGGAATGGTTGCTCTTAATATTTTGTCTAGCATTGCAAGCAGAGCAGTATTTGCTGGACAACAATTGGTGTCATCTTTTACTATGACCCCATTGATCGATGGTCTTAGAGAGTACGAACTCCAGTTGCAGTCTCTTCAGACAATCTATGCAAATGTTTCACC